TTACACGTCTAAATACCAACGCGTTTCGGTTAGATCGTTGAATCCGTCTTTTGTATCGCCTTTCGAATCATTGGTACTACGGATCATGATAATGATCGAGTGGCCTGCAACATCTTTTTGATTGAACTCGATTTGGAACCCTGCAGTATCGCTACGGTTGTACACCTTCGCTGCATCCGCCCGGGGTAGATCTTTCAGCTTAATACGTTTTAGTTCTTTGCCTGTTGTCCGATCACGAATAAAAGCATACTGATATTTGTGAGTACGAGTACTCCATCCTTCTGCCTTAATCTTGCCTGCCATTGCACCAAAACCATCCACGTGACCTTTGTCATTTTTGACTTCCATCACAGAATAGTTCTGCCCAGCACGGTAGATATCCGTTGTTTCACTAGGATTAGGGTCAGGCAGCGTCGTATATCCGTTATCAGTGATACCTGTTAAATCGATATTTCCATCTAACCCACCACCAACATATGTGGATGTGAATTGATAGATGCCCACACCATCCATACTAGGAAACATGGACCACACTGGATAAGGAGTGACATTGTTATTCGGATACGCAGCCATCCACAGTGAATTAGGAAATTCTTTGATAATTCTTTGGTAATCAACATGTTTTAAAGTAAATGGTTTATAGCTGTAATACATTGGAGTGTATCCTGCGTCTTTTATTCTCCGCATACCATACAGGATCGTTTCGGTATTGGCAGCTCTCTCAGTCGGAGAACTCGTATAGCCACCATATCCATCAGGAATAGTTGCTAATGCTCCATGTTCGAAATCTAAAGCGACGATTGATCCACGCGGTGTCTTCACCTTTGGCAAAAAGTAGTCCATCGTAGTTTTCGCAATACTCATGTTTCCCCAAGTATCGTACCAAATATACGTGTGGGCACGTTTTCCTTGCGCTAGAGTGGAGTTTACTTGACTTTCATACGTCGACTGATTGTATAGTCCACCAGCGTTATATCCGCCAATCTGGCTAATACTGAATTTATCATGAGCATAGCCAAATTGACCTTGTGCCCCTTGATAAATAGCCCAATCGACCCCTTGATCTCCTTTAGCCGCATCCACATTCATTGGGAAAATCGGCAATAAAAAAAGAGCTGCAACAGCTCCCATCAAGAATTTCTTTTTCATTCTATTCCTCCTACTATTCTTTTTTATCATCGGGAAACATCTTGTACGTCCGATTGGACACACTTAAAACAGTTCCGAGAAAAGCGCCAAATCCAGTAATGATAATTACTACAACATCGGTATATTCCCAGTTGACTGCCTTTCCTACTAAGCCAACAAAAGTGGCCAATGCTGGTATAACTATCAATGCAATCCATTTAAGAATTTCAAATGTCTTATTTTGCATGCGATTCACCTCCCTTCAAAGGAAGCTGTCTCACACGGTTGTAAAGAAGCTCGCCTGTTCCGTTACCTCCTAATCCGTGATATCCGCGCCAAAGATATTCAAGGTTGTCGAGATCATCGACTTCAACCTCTCCTTGTTCGATAAAATAAGAACATTGCTTATAAATCTCATTGTGCAAGATAGCAACATTTGCAGCTTCAAGCATTTTAAATCTCTGTTCCGTTAGTTGTTTATTTTGCTCTGCAATATTTTTATTCTTTAGTATCAACTTTCCTACCCAACCTAGAACGCCTACGATTCCTCCAATTCCCAAAGACATCAAAAGCCCATTGAGTTCTAGTAACTCGTCGAAAAAATGCACATGCCTTTCCACCTTCCAATCAAAATAAAAAGCACACTCTAAAGTGTGCTTAATCTGAATCATACTCTTATAATCTTAAATGAATTTTTCAACCAGAGAATCGAACTTCCTCGATCGTGAGCTCCATTAACTGTGCAAGAAAAGCCTGCTTGCCGCTTCGGATAGACGAGCGAATATAAACACGATTGCCTGAATTTACATCCAATATTATTGAACCAGCAAAAGTCCAAGTCAATCGCATAGTACCATTTGTAGCTTTCGTCGAACCTTGATTGATCCAATCATTAATAGTAGAACCAACAACAATCTGCGTATACATGTAATCGGTGGGGTTGGTGTCTCCAGCTACTAACTTTGCAGAACCAGAGAATCTGAATCGACCATCTTTGTTGAACGTAAGTGAGCCATCGGAATTAATTTTGTATGGTCTAGCTGTAGCATAGTTAATTGAACCACCGAGGCTTTCACCTATTTTCAGTAGCACACCGTCAGTTGTGTTATCTTTAAGTTCCTCACCATTCCCAAAATGTTCTTTGAAAAGCGTGTATTGTTTCAATATTTCAATTAATCTTTTTGGTGTGATTAGTACGTCGTTACGCTCACCAGCTCCTGTTTCTTCTGTTGTAGCTATGCGCGCATCTAAGTGCTGTTTGACGCCCATAGGTGTCATGAACTTGTTTAATGCAATTCCCTGCTCGGCTTCTGTTTGATTAGCCGTAGCGTAGTTATCTACGTTACCTAATTGGACATTCTCTTTAGTCAAATCAGTTTTTTTGGCGAAATGGTTATCTGCTTCTAATTTAGTATAAAAATCTTGATCTTTAAATTCTTCTAGTGCTTTATTTATAGTTGTTACAGCGTTTGACGCTGCCGTATTCACATCAGATTTGAAAGTATCAATCTGTTTTTGTAGTTTTGCAATGTCACCTTGCAAAATACTGAATTTTGACTCTGCTGATTGAATGTAATTGTTTTGCTGCTTTTGTAGATCTTCAATATTCTCTTTCTGCAATGCTTGCAGCTCAGCAACTAATTTGTTGTACTCAGTGATAATTGTTTCCGCTTCTGGTGCATCAATATCTGAATTACCAAAAACAATAATTTCAAAATTTCCAGTAGACTTACGTTGATTCCCCTTTGTAAATGAGAAATACGCTCGTTCATATTGACCTTCAACAGCAAATGCCATATTCGGAAAGGTGTACGTGAACTCACCTGATTTCTCATCAGTAATAGTAATTCCTTCAGAATCAAATACTTTCGTTTTATAGTCACTGGTATTGCCTTCAAATGTGGGTATCCATCCAGTTATATCAAACGGCTTTCCATCTTCAAAAACGTTTATCTTTCGAACAAAACCCCCACCGTCGCCAACACGTCCATAGGTGATTGGGTTTCCTTTTGGATCTTTAGCTAAATCAAATCGTAATACCTCACTCACACTTGTCCGCCTCCTTTTCAACACGCCTTTGCTCTGCTTCTTCCCTTCGGATTTGCTCTTCTTCTGGGCTTAATGGATACTTCATAATTGGGTCTAATGACTGAACGTGATTCTCTAATGTTTGCACATAAGTCGGTAAATCAGGCGTTTTCTCACTATTTGACAAAGGTGTTTCCAAATAATACGTTTCATACCCTTTACGATAAGCCACTAAATGCCAACTAACTTCTACATTTGGCTTATCTGACTTAATCAAAAAGCGATCATACTCTAAATAACAGGCGTATGCTGTTGAATTGTCATAGGGCGAAACGAAAACATGATAATTTTTGGAATTCGTATTAATTGTTTCTAAAAACATGGGTTCGATCTCGACTTCAACATACCCTTCATCATTTGTAATTGCTTTGCCGAAGGTAGCGAACAAATACTCTGGCGTCTCAAAAGCATTCAACAAACGTTCCCCATAATTCTGAGTCTTAACAGCACTGTTCTTCGTTCCTGCTACACTAAAATTACCTATAGCAACTTTAAGCCCACCATCGCGCAACCAAACCAG